CTCGCCTATCCTCGGGGTAGGATTCATGGATTACCTGTGTAGGATGCTCTGGTGAAATGACCACTACACCATCACGGCGCGGGTGCATTCCTACCATTGTATAGCCGCGTCGCATTGCCAGCATCATTCGGTGAACTGCTACCTGATCGGCGTCTAGATGTGCGGCCTGCCACCTTTGCCACGTCGCATCATCGGCAGTGTCAGATTCACCTACGCGGAATCCCACGACATTCATTCGCTCTAGTGGTGCTTCCACGACAAGTGCAAGATAGTTAGTGCGGGAAAGACGCTGGAATCCACGGAACAATTCGCGGAACTTTTCGGGAACAGTAGGAAGAGGATGATCGCCACGGTAAAGCTGATCGAGATATTCGATACCGTTTCGCTGGCCGTTTAGCTTAGCAGTAAGCCGCTTTAGCCACCATTCAGGAGAAAACGGAGTCTCCAAATTATAAAGCGCCATGCGGCTCCTTAAACGCTAATGATTCGACCACCTGTGCGCCTATTCTTTACGCCACCTGCTACAGCATCGGCGCGTGCTTCAAAAGCTAGAACGGCAGCAACTACGGCGTCAATCTTTCGGGACGATTGTGGGTGCTCCTTTTGAATTCGGAATCCCTGTGGAGTCGGAACCTTCTTTGCATTCAGAGCGTGCTGTGTAAGATGCTGATTTCCATTATGCTTCAACTCACGATCATGAACTGCATTCTCGAAACGTTCTAGGGCACGCGAAACTAGAATAGATCGCCCGGCAGTCATCCACCATTCAATCGGATTCTTTGGCGTAGACTTTACCTTTAGCTTCGGCCCATATCGAGCTTCCCACTGTGCGATTGAGGATTCCCACTTGGCAGGGTCGGCATAAAAGCCAACCACCTTATACGTGTCGAAAGCCTCTGCTACCTCATTCTCAACTTCCTCGACACTAACTCGCCAATCCTCGCCCGCAGGTCCGTCAGGCTGTTCCCAAATCCGCAATGGGAATAGGGCACCATCGTTTAAACGGCACGCCACTAGAGCGGTTGCGTCAGCCTTTCCCCTTCCGCGCTTCTGGCTTCCGTCGAATCCCAATGTAATCACGTCGCCGGGGAGGAGAATCAAATCGGTATCCGCGCAACCTTCCCACTCAGGATATGTGAGCCAGGAATCACTAGCGGCGGTAGGCTGATTCAAGAAATAACGCCTGCTGTCTGCTACGGGATTTCGCGGATCATAGATAGACTGAATCATTCCGTCTAGGTCCATCCAATCGGCGGCAGGACCATAAGCCTCAATCAATCCCTGACGCAAAGAATCAGGATCGCCAAGCTTTGTCTGATTGCTGGCCTGCCTATGATCGAATAGCAGATTGTCCATCTTTAGCTTACCAGCAAGAATATCCTGTGCTGTCTTGTGGCTTTGCTCGGCAATGGAATCTTCACCCGGCGCATACATGGTTGACGTTTCAAGCCCCCATGAATCCGCTTCCTTTCGCTTCTGTAGATTACGGTTTACCGTGCGCCACATTCGCTGCAATTCAGGAAGGACATATAGGTGCGTTTCATCGAAAACGGCGAATGACTCCTTACCACCATCCTTCGCGGCGGAAGAGGCAGTAGAAGGCACGATTTCGCCACCATCAGGAAGTTGAATCTTTGTTAGCCCGACGTTATTGCGATTCATTCCGTATGTTTCGATTAGTCGGCGGCTTCCTTCACCATACCCACCCAGATTGTAATACACGTTGTCATACGTGTTTCCGGCCTGGGATTCCTCCGTGGCAAGGCAGCGAATGAATGGGTAAGTTACTGCCCTTCCCATCGGCTCGCCCGCTGAATATGTGTATGAGAAAGCGCCGCTTCGAAAAGTCTCTCCACCTGTTGCGTATCCCGCAAATCGTGAAGGTCCGAACGCTTCAAAAAGGACAAGGAAGCCAGCCAATTCAGACTTAGCCCTTCCCTTGCTTCGTGATAGAAAAGCAGTTCGGTATAGGCGGCGACCATTTCCCGATAGAGCATAGGCGTCATAAATGAACCCCGCAAATTCGTCATCTAGGAGAATAGGCTGACCCTGAACGTCGCCGGGGCCGTGAACGCAAAAGAATTCAATCCATGCCACGGCCAATCCGCCCAGGGAATTTCGCCTACTGTGGTTAGGGGAACGGACTAGAAGCTTAGTGTCCATTCCCCATCACCCTACTTTCCTCCGTTATTGTGACCACCATTAGCACTTCCGCCCTTTGCGCCCTTTACATTAGGCTTAGGTCGGCCCGGTCCCTTAATCTTCCAATCTGCCTTCTTAATTCGCTTTGGCATTCATTCCTCCAATAGTCGC